TCTACAGATACCGAATTATTACCTCATTCATTTGCTATTGGTTCAACAGCTTATGTTCATACTTTAGATGGTTTAATACCAACAATTGATGTTGCATGTTTGTCTAATGTAGATACGCCAGTATTAGTAACAGATAGTGTTGGATTAACACAAGTAAAATTATATATTGAAAATATTGAGTTTATAGGTGGAAGATGCCCTTTTAGATGTACCACACAAACAACACAAGCATTAAATAATTATTTATTTGCTAATAAATGTAAATTTCTATTCTCACAATCATACAGTAATGTAGGCCATAACGGTATAGATGCACAGGGTGGTTTTTATTATATGATTGATTGTATTGCAGCATATAATTTTATGGATGGTTTTAATTATCACGCAAATTCTAGTAAAATTCCAAATGTATTAGAAATTAATTGTATAGGCAGAAAAAATGGTAGACAAACAAATGGTATATCAAACAATGGTTCAACTATACATGATGCAGGTCGTATTATCAGAGTTAATGGTCAATATTATAATAATCAAGATGGAAATGTAGCAGATGCTTACGCTATGTCAGTAAATCTTAATTGCAAAGCTTATAATTCAATCAAAATAGATACAGTAAGACCAGGTAATTTTGTTCTAAATAATGGTGGTGCACCAGGCAATATGTGGTTATATGATTGCTTATCTTATGGAAGTGTCAACGATATTGTTGCAGAAACTTTTCCTGTTTATACTAAAAATTGTAGACTATTAGTAGGTCAAAATAGTTTATTAAGTGGTGGAACAGTTACACCTATTTAGTTCGCATTTGGATAATAAGGCGTGAATATCGTAAAAAGTAAATATAACAAATTAAGGCACTCTTTTAGGGTGTCTTTTTATATTGGAGGTTGTTAAATGTCATATAATAAAACAAATTGGACGGATTTAACTACACCTGCGAGCGCGGATAATATGAATAAAATAGAGCAAGGTATTAGCGACAATGATCTGAACAAAATGGATAATTCGCAAGGTAATATATTATGTCCACCTGGCGCGGTAATGCAATTTGCTATGGTAACAGTACCAGGCGGATGGCTAAAATGCAATGGTGCTTTAATAAGCAGAACCACTTATTCGAGTCTATTTACGGCAATAGGAACTATCTTCGGTGCGGGTGATGGGAGTACAACTTTTGGGTTACCAGATTTAAGGGGTGAATTTATAAGAGGATTTGATGATAGCAGAGGTATAGATACATCACGTGTATTTGGTAGTACGCAAACAGATGATTTTAAAGCACATACTCATGGAATTGGGTTTGGTGGCAACCTAATAGCGGGTGCATCAAGCAATATATCAGCGGGCGCAGGCACTTCACTTGCCGCAACTGCTTCAGTAGGTGGAACAGAAACAAGACCTAAAAATGTAGCATTACTATATTGTATTAAATATTAGAGGTGATTTGATGATTAAATTGTTTTCACCTACGGCAACTGATTTTAGGACTAACGGTTTAGCAATATTAAATAATTGCATTTCATGCGTAATAACAGAAGAATTAAACGGATTGTATTCTTTGAGTTTAGAATATCCGATAGAAGTGCCAGTAGAAGTTGATAGTATCATTCCAGTTGCAAAGAATTTATTAATAGGTACATTTATTATAGGTCAACAAGGTAAGGCTAATCTACTACCTAAAAGCAATTATATTCAAAAAGATTATATTATAGTAGCAGATGGACAGCCTTTCAGAATTTATAATGTAAAAAGAAATATGACAAGCATTATTGTTACTGCAAGACATATATTTTATGATCTTATGGATAATTTTTTAGAAGATGTTAGACCTACTAATTTAACTGGTTTAAACTCAATACAATATTTATTAGATCATACTGCAGATCCCCATAACTTTACTTGCAATGGTGATGTTAGCAATATTAATACTCAATATTTTGTACGTAAAAACGTGGTAAATGCGATTATGGGTACTGATAGCATCATTGCAAATTGTGGTGGAGAATTAGTAAGAGATGGATTTAATATTGGATATTGGAAAGCTAGAGGACATGATACAGGTGTGTTAATAGCTGGTGGTAAAAACCTTACAGGAATTGTAGATGATTTAGACGAAGATAATGTTTACACTAGATTAATGCCAATAGGCAAAGATGAATTAAAACTTCCAGAAAAATATATAGATAGTCAATATATTAATAACTATCCACATCCTAAATATAAAACTGTAGATTTTAATGATATTACAGACGTAGCAAGTTTAAGAGCAGCTGGAATTAAATATATGTCAGACAATAAAATAGATATACCTGTAGTTAATTATAATGTTGATTTTGTAGCTTTAAGTGACACAGAAGAATATAAGGACTATGCTATATTACAAACTGTTGAAAATGGTGATATAGTCACAATTAGATACGATAAATTAAATCTTAATATAAAAGCAGAAGTCATAAAAACTACTAAAAAATGGGTAGGTAAGAAATGGGTTTACGATAAAATTGAATTAGGCAACTTTAAAGGTAATATAGCAACTGTTTTAAGTAATATGGCTAATAATATGACCTATAATGGTAAGTTAAAAGCTAACAATATACAAGGAATAATAGATGCTACTAAGGCGACTCTACACGCAATGGCTGATGCAGCAATACCACAAACTGAAAAAGCGATTATGTTTGAAGATAGGGACCCCACATCACCTACTTATGGTTGTTTGGCAATAGGTACAAGTGGCTTTGAAATTTCATGCATAATGACTAATAATGAGTGGCAATTTACTACATTTGGAACAGGTAAAGGATTTACAGCAGATTTATTAATCGTAGGTAAAATTTTAGGTGGTGCCGTAGTATTTGATTTGGACGAAGGTACTTTGAAAATTAATCATACTGATGGAAGCTACACTTTAATCAATGCGGATGGATTTAAACGTTATGTAGCTGGTCTTGCACATGAATATCAGTATTTAACTTATATTGGTGGCTTAATATGCAACGCTAATCAAGAATATACAATTACTATTCCCGACGAATTCGTCGGAACGAATTGGACTGTAACTTGGTCAATATCTTATATAGATCCAAGCGACGGAAATGATGATATATTAGCTAATTTTGCAGCCAATATTAGCATAACACCTGCAACGCCCACAACATTTAGTATCAAACCGTTTGCTATTTTTTACAATGTAACGGATTGGAGTAGCAAAATTAGTGGGAACATTGGTATAACTTACGTTATAACAGCATAGGAGGTTTTTAAATGGCAGAAACAAATATGTCAATATTTTATTATAAAAGCAATGGAGATATATATTCAATTTGTAGTGGAGTACAACCTATTGAAACATTTTTAGGCGAACATTCATCCGATTTAATGCAAATTATTGAATGTGTTGTAGTTACTTATGATAATTATGTTATAAAAAATATAAATTCTTTTAAAGTAGATATCACTAAGACACCAGCAATATTAGTATTAATACCAGATGTACAAACAAATACTTATCCAGTAGCAACCTCTTAAAACAGGGTGCTTTTTTAATGTAAAATATTAAAAGCTAGAAGGCAGCTCACAAAAACGAACCTTCTAGCGCTCCATAACGGAGGTACTTTATATAGTACCTTCTTGTTTTTTAAAAAGCAATAGGAGGTTTATGACAATGGAATGGGAAAAAGTAACGAAAGACCACGAAGGAAGGATAAGAATACTCGAACAACATGATAGCATAACAGCCACAAAGCTTGATATAACAAATAAGATTTTAGCAGCAATAGCGTTAATGCTAGGCGGCAGCATAATTACATTTTTATTTAGATTTTTATAGGAGGTTTCAACGTGAAAGGAATAGATATAAGCAATTATCAAAAAGGAATAAATTTAGTACAAATGAAAGCAAATGGAGTTAGTATAGTTTATCTCAAAGTTACTGAGGGATTGACTTGGGATGATGATTGTATGTTAACATTCTACAACGAGACTATGAGGCTTGGACTAAAGATTGGATTTTATCATTTTATCCGTACAAATGACCCAGTGGCAGAGGCAAAGAAATTCATATCAAGGATAAAAAATTTACATGCAGATTGTTTGTACATGATAGATGCGGAAAGAAGAGACGAGGCAAAGGGTGTAAGTGCCAGAATAAGAGCATTCTCAGACTATATGGCGAGTCAAGGTTATCCATGTTGCTTATACACATATTTAGATTTTTATAATACTGAAATATTACCAATAGCAAGAAACATTCCTTTTTGGGTTGCTAAGTATGGTGGAACAAGACCCAATATTAAGAGTGTAGCATGGCAATATTCAGAAGCTAATAATTTAGATTTAGATATATTTGACAATGGAATTTTGTTAGATAAACCAGTTAACATTGTTTTAACTTCTCAGTCGGCAAGTACAAAACCAATACTACAAGTAAATGAAACTATAAGGCAATTGCAATGCAACTTAAATCTACTACATATAGCGGATCTATCTACAGACGGTTTAAATGGTAATTTAACTATTGCAGCAGTTAAAAAGTTTCAGTCAATTATGGGATTAACTTGTGATGGTGTTTTAGGACCTAATACTCAAAACGCTATTTCAATGATACTAGCAAGACCTACAGATGGTGTTAAATTTCCACACTATAATTATGCTACTAGATATATTCAGTGGCGTGTAGGTGCTTCTATAGATGGTACTTATGGCAATATTACAGCTTCACTCGTAAAAGTATGGCAGAGTAAAAATGGATTAGTAGCAGATGGAATTGTCGGTAACTTAGGATGGAAAAAATTATTATAAAAATAAAATTTCAGGAGGAATGTATTAAATGAATAATGATTTTATAACAGTATTATCCCCGGTTTTAAATGCAGCGTTAGTTATCATGGGTGGGTTTATAGTTAAGAAAGTAGTAAAGTTCTACCCTGTATTTGAAGCCTTTATAGTGGCTCGTACAGGCTTAGCAAAGTATAATAAGATTAAAGCAGTTGCCATTGATATTTGGAATAAAATTGAAGAAGATGGGCGACTTGGGAAATTAACTAATAGTAAAATTGCAACTTTTGAAAGTTATATTAAGTTTAAGTTCCCGCGAATAGATGCTAGTGATATTCTTTTACTTAATAAATCTATTGCAGGAGAGTTTAACAAGGATAAGGCAGCAGTAGCTGAAGCTGTAAAAGTTGCGGATACAATAGTAGCACCTAAATACGTAAATGAAAAAGGTGAGACATTAGTTTTAGAAAAAACACTTTAAAGTTAAGAGGGATTAATTTCCCTCTTTTTTTTATTTTTTGGAACTTTTTAAACAACCTTATATTCTATCAACGTATTCTTTTAATATAGTCATAATTTGATTATTTAAACTTCTATTATTTTTATTTGCTATTTTTTCTAATTTCAATTTAAAGTCTTTAGGAATAGTAATTAACGTTCTTGTATTTTTATCACTAATTGACATTTGCATCACCTCAAAATATATTATACTATGATTACAGAGTATTGACAACATGATATCACTACGATATCATTATATATGGGATGGTGGATTAAATGAAAACTTATGATACGAATTATTTTAAAAAAAGAGTAAAAGAGTTAACTGGTAATGAATATAAGGTTGTTGGGGAATATACAAAAGCAATTAACAGTATTAAAATGCTTCACACGAAATGTAAAAGGGAATATTTTGCTACACCACATGATTTTTTGCAAGGTACAAGATGCCCTATATGTTTTGAAGAAAGTAAAACTGGAAGATTTAAAAGAAATACAAAACAGTTTAAGAAAGAATTAAAATTAAAATATGGTAATGAATATAAAGTTATTGGAGAATACAAAGGTGCTAGAACTAAAACAAAAGTTAAACATAATGTGTGTGGAAATACATACGAAGTTAGTCCAGATAATATTTTAAGAGGTAAAAAGTGCCCTTATTGTTCAAATCTTACACCTTATGATGACATATCATATAAACAACATATTGAAAATTTGTATCCTAACGAGTATACAATTATAGGAAAATATAAAACTATGCACGATAAAATTGAAATTAGACATAATAAATGCGGGATATCATGGTTTGTTGAACCTAATCAATTAATGAGAAATAGGTCTTGCCCTCACTGCCATGCTTCAAAAGGAGAACAGAGAGTTGAAAATTTTTTAATACTAAATAAAATAAAGTTTGTTAAGCAATATTATTTTGAAGATTGTAGAGCAACATTGAGAAAACCTTTGTTATTTGATTTTGCAGTATTTAATAAATATGATAAATTACTATATTGTATTGAATATGATGGCATACAGCATTATGAGGATGTTGCTGTATTTGGAGGTAAGAAAACTTTTTTAGATTGTTTATATAGAGATACAGTTAAAAATCATTATTGTAAAGACCACAAAATTAAATTAATAAGAATACCATATTGGGATTATGGTAAAATAGAAAAAATATTAAGCAATATTTAAACCTTATTAATAAGCAATCCTAGAGTATGTAGTTAAAGAACAGACAAATAGTATTACCCCAACAAAACATAGTCTCAAACAGTCTCTAAGGAAGATATAAGGGTATTAATAGTGTGAACGCAAAAAGCGACTAGCTTGCTGAAGGCTAATCGCTTTTCACATTATCAAGGAGAAAAAAACATTAAAAAGGAGAATTAATCTATGTGTCATTACGGAACTATCAATTTTATATAGGGTAGAAAAGGGGGATACCTAAAACTACCCTAGGTTGGTACTCAGTGTTATTGTTCTTATATTTTATACAGGAAGTTTATTCACGTTCCAAGACTTAAATCTCCCTGTATCGGATTAAAGTCACTCTTTAACCTTAATATTATTATAACAAATTAATTGAGTATAGACAAGAAATTCTAGTGGAATGTCTGGTAAATAAATAAATAATAGATATTTTTTAATTAGTCTTGTAAAGCCTTATATCATTATGCTACAATGTATATAACAACATAATAATAAAAGGGGGTTAAAAGTCCTATGAATGAATATATAACTATTAATGAGTTTTGTGAGCAAATGAAAATTAGCAGACCGACATATTATATGTGGCTAAAAGATGGACTTCCTAGACATAAGCTTGGTGGTTTAGTAAGGCTTGATGTTAAAGAAGTTACTCAATGGATTAAAGACAATAAAAAGACATAAAAAAATGGAGATGTACGGGCATACACTCCAAAGGTAGTATTATACTTTAATTTACTTATACTTACAGTATAACACAGCCTTGAAACAATATTCAAGGAGGATTGCGTGAATGAGTGAAGTAAAATGGATAAAAATAACAACAGACATGTTTGAAGATGAAAAAATTGATTTTATTGAAAGTTTACCTGAAAGTGATTCAATTATTGTAATGTGGGTTAGGTTACTTACATTAGCTGGTAAATGTAATTCTGGTGGTTCAATATTTCTGACTGAAACAATTCCTTATACTGATGAAATGTTAGCTCATAAATTTAGAAAACCTATTAATACGGTCAGATTAGCATTAGATACTTTTTCTAAGCTTGGAATGATAGAAACTACTATACAAGGTTTATATATTACTAACTGGAATAAACATCAAAATATAGAAGGATTAGAGAAAATAAGAGTTCAGAATAAACTTAGAGCGGCTAAATATAGAGAAAATAAGAAACTGTTAAAAGAAAGTAACGTGACGAATAACGTTACAGTAACGCAAAGTAACGGAACAGAACTAGATATAGATAAAGAACTAGAACTAGATATAGATATAGATAAGAGTATAGAACCAAAAAAAATAATAGTAAAAAAAGAAGTTAGTAAGGAAAAACCTTACACACATGATTTTGAAGAATTTTATAATTTATATCCAAATGGGTTTAATAAAGCACAAACTTTTAAAAACTGGAAAGCGTTATTAAAAACTGAGACTAAAGAGAATATATTATTAGCAACTAACAATTATTTAAAATATATTGCTGATAACAAAACTGAAAAGCAATTTATCACTAGAAGCACTAATTTTATAGGACAACATCAAGATTACTTGGGGTATTTAGATTATAAAGATGTTGTTACAAATAAAAAAGTGGAGGTAGTTAATAATGGAAATGAAGAACTCTCAAAAATGTACACAAGAAAATTATTCTAATGATGTGGTTAGATGTACAAATTCACAAGCTATAAGTAATGGGCATTATACTTTAGAAACTCCAACCATTGAATGTGGATTTTGTAATAAAAAGTTAGAACAGACAGGGTATTATATTAAGGGTAATTCTCTTTTTGCTAAATGGAGAACTATCGGAAGATATGAAAGGTGTTCATGTAAAGAGTCAATTATTTACTGGGAAAAGTTTGATAAAGAAGAAGCTGAAAAAAAAGCAGAGGAAATAAGACTAGAAGCTGAAAAATTATGCAGGGAAAATCTTGAAAAACTAATGAAGTATAGCAATTTAGGGGAAAGATTTAAAACAAGGACATTTGAAACTTTCATTCAAAATAAAGAAAACCATAATGCTTATGAAGTTTGCAAAGATTATAGTGAGAATTTTAAAAAATTACAAAATAAAGGGATTGGATTATTAATTACTGGAAGTTATGGAGCCGGTAAAACTCATTTAGCTGCTGCAATTACTCACTCACTAATAAAGCAGAACATACATGTTGTATTTGGTACTCTAATAACATTACTTGGGAAAGTTAAAGCTAGTTATGGTGATTATGCTAAAGAAAATGAAGATACAATAATTAATAAATATTTGAATTGTAATTTATTGATTATTGATGATTTAGGGAAAGAGAAGCCAACAGAATGGATAATGGAAAAATTGTACTATATTATTAATTGCAGATATGAAAATAATAAACCTATTGTTATTACTTCTAATTATTCCGACACTAAACTTATAGATAGATTAACTATAAAAGAAGATAGCGGAACAGCAGAAGCTATTGTTTCAAGATTATTTGAAATATGTCAAGGCGTAGATATGAATAAATGTAAAGACTATAGAAGATTATAAGGGGGATATTATGGAAAAAGGAACTCCATATAAAATTAGATACAAAATGGCTTTAAAGGAATTAGGAAAAACATATACAGAAGTTGAAACTTTGAAACTAGAAATTGATAAACTAAATACTAATTTACATTCTGCTTTATTACAAATAAAAGCTTTAAATGAACTCACTGAAAACCAAAGGGATTATTATAAGTCTCAATTGAATAAAGAAATGCCTAAAGAGGATTTTGAAGAAGAATTAAGAATTTTTAAATTAGGTAATGAGCAAGTGGTCAAAGAATTGAAAATCATATTCAAAGAAAAGCTTAAATATTTAGAAGTTATTGAATGGGTAAAAGAACAATA